GATGATTATTCCAAAGAAAGCAATAGTAAAAATTAGCAAGTTAAAAATAGGGAGGTGATGTGTATTGAAGTATGAAGATTTAACAGAGGAACAAAAAAATAAAGTTAGAAGGATTCAGAACAAGGAAGATGCAGAAAAAATTGCGAAAGAATTTAACAAAGGATGGAGAACTGTTTACTCATGGAAAGAAAAATTGACGCAGAATGAATTTAAAGATGAGGAAATAAAAGATTTTATCGAATCACAAAAGCGGGCAAACATTGTAGAAGTATCAAATAAGTTTGATGTTTCAATTGCACACATCCAAGGCATTATTTCAAAACTACAAAACGAAGGCAAGCTTATAGATGTTGTTGGAGAACAGATTCAGCGCTTTTCTACAATGCCATCAGGAACTGTTCAAAAGATTGATATCCAGCCATTTTTTAATAAGTGGATAAGATTCGGAGTAGTTTCGGATACGCACTTAAATTCCAAATATGAAAGGCTTGATGTTCTTAATGCGTTATATGATAGTTTTGAAGAAGAAGGAATCAAAACAGTATTACACGCAGGCAATATTATAGAAGGATATGACAGTCATATCAACCAATTCGATGTTATCAATATTGGAATTGATGAACAGGTTAAATATTTAATTAAGAATTATCCTCAAAGAAAAGATATTATAACTCATTTTATAACAGCGGATGACCATGAAGGTTGGTATGTTAAACAAAACCACATTAATGTTGGAAAGGTTATTGAAAATGCCGCTATTGAGGATGGCAGAAATGACTTACACCATTTGGGATACATTGAAGCCGATGTAGAAATTAATTATGGAGAACGACCTACGGTTATAAAAATAATGCATCCAGGTGGTGGTTCTGCTTATGCAAAATCCTACAAACCACAGAAAATTATTGAATCTTTTGCAGGAGGAGAAAAGCCAGATTTTTTAGTCATTGGGCATTACCATAAAATGATTTCAGATATTGTAAGGAATGTGCCTTATGTTGGTGCAGGTTGCACAGCAGACCAAAGCCCGTTTCTTAGAAAATCTCCAATTCAAGTTGATATTGGCGGTTTTATTATTGACTTGATGATAGACGAAATAGGTAATGTAAGGCGCTTTAGACCTGATTGGTTTATTTTCTATAATAAGAAGTTTTATCAGCAAGATGTTAAGAAGGAGTATACAAGACAATGGGAATATAAATGGTAAAAAACTTGCGTATCTCATACTAAACTTTTAATTATTCGAAAATAGCTATTTATAAAATTTTTCAAAAATATCTTGGAAAAAATAATTTTCAGAACTTAAGAACCCAGTAATTATCCGTAGTTAATGATTTTTAAGAAATTTTTTAAAAATCTGTAAAAAAATCTGTAAAAACGGTTGCAAAAATAAAAAAACCTATTATAATATAATAAAATTAAAAGAAACAAAGGAAATAAGGAGGCAAAGATGAAAGTAAGTGAATGCACATTATTACCAAAAGGGTTTAGGTTATTTTTGAAGAACAAGTTGCAAGAACTTGGAGTAGATGAACCCGCTTTAATCTTTACAGGAAGGAAAGGAAGTTATTACTGGAAAGATACAATTTATATTGGAAATTACGATAAAGCTCATGCACTCAAGTCGGCAGTGCTCCATGAACTTGCTCATCATATAAACCATAAGATTAATGAGAAGAAATATTGGGATGACGAATTTAAAGCATTTTTGGTAAAAGTTCCAAAACCTCATGGAGCGGAATTCTTCGATATCCTTTTGGATTTAATAAAGGAATCTCATATACGGCATAATTGGAGAGGAGAATATCGGAGTTTAAAGAAGGAATATAAAAATAGGAGGCAAGGATGAAGAATAAATTTGAGAATTTCAAAAGGTTTAAAAAGTGGGGCACGAAATGGGTTTTCATTGATGAAAGTGTCTGGAGTTTAGACCCATTAACAAGCGGTATATTTTTTGGAATACCAGTAGAAAACTTTAATTTAAAGTATTTAAAAAGATTTGGGTTTAGACTCTGTAAGACCTGACCTATTAAGGCAGGCAGAGGAAGGGAGGTTAAAATGAAAGTAGATATTAAAACAAACATTGGAAGAGGAGATGACCCAGCTCCAACAATTGCCCATTATGTCCGTGCAAGATGGGGAAAAGGTAAAGTAATTTTGACAGGCAAAGCAACTTGCCAGGGAAAAACCTGGAATGTGAGGCATACATACTTTTTTGAGACATTCTTAAAACAAAGCAAGGAAGAAATTTTGAAAGATTTATTTCCATACGATTACATAGGGGGCAAGTAATGAAAGAAGACACATTTGTTGATTTAGCCTTAAAGGGCGAACTCTATGAAAATCAATACTTTCCAAAAATGTTTAGCGCAAGATTTGAGAACATCAGACAACTACAATCATTTCTAAAACTATCTTCTTATCTTGTATCCGTGAACAACGTTTGTGAAACTTTAGCACTTAATTATAAAGTGTTTCAGGGATTAAAAAAGGGCGGATAAAGAGATGCTATTACTGAAACTAAAGAAATTCTTTGTAATAGGTGTGGAGCCGCAAAATAAGGATGAACTATAAATTATTCGAGGTAACTAAAGGAGGTTAAGATGGATAAATCCATTGACGAAATTATTGCTTGTATGAGAGCAATTAGAGACATTGTGGAAAAAGACAAAACAAAGGAAAGAGAATATTTTTTTCAGTATCGAGATTTACAAGAAAGTCTGCATAAGGTAGACCCATTGAATTCAGAGTGCAATATTGGGATTCACGGATTACCTTATTTTGCGGGCTTCAAAGATTAAGGAGGTAAGATGACAAAAAGAGAAATTGTTGAAGGTTGGCTGCAATGGTTGAGAGATAGCATTGCAGGAACAATCGAAAATGTCGAGAACGAAGAGCTTGATAGTATGAGGGATGATGAAATTGATATCGATTTTATCATCCATGGACTAAAGGAAAGTATTGAAATGGATTTGGGAAAATTTGAGCGAGGAATCCGTCGTGAAGTATCGAAAGGAAACAAGTAATGCCAAGAGGAGTTTATGTAAGAAAGCCCTTTACTGAAGAGCATAAGAGAAAAATAAGTGAAGCACATAAAGGAAAATCTCTTTCTGAAGAGATAAGACAAAAAATAAGTGAAGCACAAAAAAGAATTGGAAATAAGCCACCGTCTTTTAAAGGTAAACATCTTTCGGAAGAGACAAGAAAGAAATTAAGCGAAACACATAAAGGAAAACCTTCTCCAATGGAAGGCAAGCATCATTCCGAAGAGACTAAGAAGAAAATGAGCATAGTAATGACAGGTAAACCTCATTCTTCTAAAGGAAAACATTATTCTAAAATAAGTATAGCAGCAAAAGGAAAACAAAAGTTTCTTGGAAAGCATCATTCCGAAGAAGCTAAAAGAAAAATAAGTGAAGCAGAAAAAGGGAGACCTTCCCCTATGAAAGGAAAACATTATCCTAAAATGAGCGAGGTAAAGAGAGGAAACCGAAGCCCAAATTGGAAAGGTGGCAAATCTTTTGAACCCTATCCTCCCACTTTTACAAAAGAATTGAAAGCGGCAATTAGACAGCGAGATAATTATACCTGCGCTATTTGCGGAAAATATCCTGCCTTTGATGTGCATCATATCGATTATGATAAAAAGAATTGCGAACCAGAAAATTTAATAACCCTTTGTAAAAATTGCCATGCAAAGACAAATTTCAACAGAGAATATTGGAAGGATTATTTTAACAATCTTAAAAGGAGGTGAAAGCATGACTTATTTACAACTCCATCATGTAACTGGAGTAGAAGTAAGCGTGAAAGATGACCCAGTTCTTATCCACCTTGATGTGGAAGGAGAACAGGAAATTGATATAACTTTCTATTTTGATACAGAAGAAGACAAAAAGAATTTTATATCAAGTATTAAAAGTATGAGGAAGGAGGATTAAAATGCAAAAACAATATGCCATATTTGAAGGCAATAAAATAATAAAGATGTCAAGAGATAAACAGGAATTAATTGATTTTAGAAATTCCTTCCCTGAGGAAATAAAAAGGAATTTATTGCTTGCGGAAAGAATTGTTTCTGGAGAAGAAGAATGGAAGCAAGGCTTTTGGCAGTTTATCAAAGGAACATAGATTTTATCAGGAAACTTGATTTAATTTGAAAATATTATATAATATGAATAGAAATAAAAGGAGGTTAAGATGGGACAAAAACAAAACTATTATAGTATAAAAGAAATCGCCGATTACTTTGGCGTCTCGGATGCAACAATAAGAAAACAAGTCTTGTCAGGAAAAATCAAAAGCCTAAGAGTAGGTAGGCTTTATAGAATACCCCGTAAAGAATTTGAAAAACTTCTCAATAATAAAACTAAAGATGGTTCAATTAACAATTAGCTTATTACCTGAGGTTTTTGCGGGAGTTATAGTAGCGTTCTTATCATGTGTCATTTTATACCTATTCGAGAATTATACCTCGGCAGGGAAATTTATAATTAAAATCAGGAATGCTCTACCTGGATATAGAGCAAAGGAGGACAAAGATGGCTGAGTTACAAAAACTCAAAGTGGAAGAAATTACCACTAAAACGAAGAAGGACGGGAACCCGTTCTGGCTTGTAAAGTCGGGCAACACGACTTACATGTGCTTTGATTCCAAAATCAAAGAAATGCTTGGGAAAGAGGTTGAAGTTTATGTAACCTCAAAAGAGACCGAAAACTATGATGGAACAAGGGGCATGGCTCACTACATTAATTTACCAAAGCCTAAAGCAAATTATGCAAAACAACAACAGGCAAACCCAGATGCAATGATTTTAAGTTATGCAAAAGACATTGTAGTTGCAAAAATGCAATGCTCAACAGAAACTAAAACAATAGAGCAATTAGGTTCGGAAGTTAAAGTTCTGTATGAAATGTTTAAGAAGCTATTAGAACCAAAAGAGGAAAAGAAGGAGGAATAAAATGGATGGGAGTAAACTTGAATTAGATAATTTAGCCCCCGAAGATGTACTTGAAGAACTTAAAGGTTATTATACAGAAAGAATGTTTGCTCACAGGTGGATAAAAATTGAAACTTATCACGAGATAGGCAAAGCAATTCTCGAAGGTAAAGTCGGTATAGACACGGTTATGGAAGCTACAAAAAGTAGCAGGAAAACTGTGGAAACTTGGATAGCATTTGCAAAAGAATTTAAAACGGTAGAAGAAAGCCCATTTACTAAAAATCAAAGCTGGGAAGATATCAAAGAACGGTATGCTCCTAAACCTAAAAGAGAAAGTTTTAGAATAGGAGATTTGAAGAAGATTCTTAATAATAGAAAAATAGATAACTTTAATATTGGACGCAAACAAGCAAGCGATGAAGATGAAGCAATTCTTGGGATAATAGAAAATAAAGGGAGGTGAAAAAAGGGGAGGGTGCAAGCCTTTCCCCTTAAGCATAGTATATGGACATTTTAAATATAGTCAAGTTAAAGCTATCAGCAAGGGAACTAAAAGTAATGATACTTTTACAATTAGAAGGTGCGATGAGGAATAAAGATATAGTAGAAGAACTTGGGTTAACTGAAAGCAATATCTCAATAATTCTTAAAAAGTTAGAGGAAAAAGGTTATATTTTAAAAAGAGGTAGATATTATTCCTTAAATGAAAAGATATTAAATCAATATATATTAAATCAATATATTCCTGCGGGAATACCGATGAACACTAATAGCAAAAGCACCGAGACAAAAGAGCAGTATCTTTATAATACTCCTTATATTATATCTTTAAATGATTACTATTTAAGGAATAATAATACTAATTCAAATAATAACTTAAATAATAATTCAAATAATAATTTAAATAATAATTTAAATAATAATTTAAATAATAATTTAAATAATGAAGGGTTAAAAAATACTAAAAGAAGGAGTTTAAAGAAAATGACTCCAGAAGAACAGAAACAAGCTTTTCGACTCGTGAAAGAATTTCGTTTAATTAGAGGTTTAAAATCCTGGAACGCAACTGACCAAGAAAGGGAAATGAATCACGCTAAAAGGTTTATTATTTTAAGGAAAGAGACAGTTGAAGAACTTGTCGGCTTAATGTATCAGGTTAAAGAAAAATTATCTTTTGAATGGAGCACTTTTTGGAGTTTAGGGACTTTATGGACTAAAGAGAGTCAATGGAAGGCAAAGTTAGAAGAGTTAGAGACTAAAAAACCTTTAAATTTCCATCAGTGGTTAGATATTCATAAAGACTTGCCAGATTTAGATTATAGAACTTTGCCTACAAATCAGCAATGGGAAAGGGCAAAGCGGTTTGTTATGGCTTTCAAAAAAGCAGGAAACGAAATTATTCCAACAGCCGATGAATTGGAAAAATATCATTTGGCAGTAAAAATACTGACGGAGAAAAAATGAGGAGAAAAAAAATGGATAGGGTTGGAAAAGATTTTAACCTGGAAAAGTTTAAAAAAGTTGCACAAGAACAACAGAAGAAGATAAGGGAAAACACTCAAAGAGTTAAAGATGAACTCAAACGCTATTATGAAACAGGGACTTTTGTAGAGATGGTATGCAAGGATGGAAGTGGAAGGTATAATTGCAGGACTATTTCCTCGGCACTAGAAGGAATTATTGGAGTTGTCTTAGAATTAGACGATGGAACAGTTTTAAAATTCGGAGTTACTTGTCCTTATTTTAAGAGCAGTATTTGTATTTTAACGGATAAAGGGAAAAAGAAGGAGCTATGAAATGGGGATAATTAGTGGGGGCAGTTTTAAAATTCGTGTTAAGAGAAAAGAATGGTTAATAGGAGCAAAGCATAAGCATTCCAGACGAAAAGTTAAGAGGCTTATCCATAAAGAGGAACGGAGGAAACTTAAGTATGGTTTTATATGAATATAAATTATAAAGGAGAAAAATTATGAAAACTACGAATCGTTATAATTTGCCCGAGCCCTTTTTAAATGCGATGAAATCAAGTGAATATGAAGTAGAACCCAATAGAATTTCAGTTACTTCATTAATAGCACCACCATTAATGAGGAAATTGGCTATTGAGCATTGGGATGAAATAGAAGAAGATGTAAGTGAAAGGCTTTGGGCATTACTTGGGAGTGCTATCCATTCGGTATTGCAGAGGTACGGAGAAGGCGAGAATTTTGAAGTTGAAAAGAAGTTTGAGTTATCAGAAGATAAGTGGACTTTAGTTGGGCATACTGATTTGATAGATAAAACTCTCAAGTCTATTGAAGACTACAAAGTAACAAGTGTTTGGAGCTTTTTACTCGGGGATAAAATTGAATGGGAAAGGCAGTTAAATTGTTATGCTTACCTCGCAAGGAAGAGTGGATACGAAATTAATCATCTTTTTATCAATGCAATACTGAGGGATTGGCAAGTTAATAAAGTTGGCGAAGAAGGTTATCCAGAAATACCATTTTGGAGAAAAGAGATACCGCTTTGGACTTTAGAAGAACAAGAGTTATACATTAAAGAACGGTTGAGTTTATTTAGCAGAGAAGCAAGAGAATGCACTGATGAAGAAAAATGGAAACGAGGCGGCGAGATTGCTCTTATGCAGGAGGGGAGAAAGAAAGCTTTAAGGCTTTATGCTAATGAAGATGAGGCAAGCAAAGTAACTTTAACGAAAGGACAGTATTTTGAAAAACGGAAAGTTACATATTTTAGATGTTTGAATTATTGCAGAGTTCGGCAATTTTGCCCGTATAATCCTTATAGGAAGGAGGAAATATGAATAGAAAGTTAGAAAACATTGTAGTATTTGCAATTCTTATGCAGAGTAATGGAGGCATTATAGATAAATCTCCAGCATATATTTTGGAAAAGTTCAGGTGTAGAAATATGGGAATAGGTTTATTAGACCCTATCAATGAGAGAATTTTTCAGAAATGGAAAGATAAATGGGATAAGGAAGTGAAATAATGACAATACAATTTTGGTTAGGTTTTATTATTGGTTGTTTAGCTTCAGTAGTCTTTTGGCTAATCATTCTGGTTATTTCTCTGAGGCATGTATTAGGTGGCCTTGAAGATTTGTTTAAGCAATTCAATGAATTATCACAAGAGTTTGAAAAGGAATTTAAACACTAAAGGAGGTGTGTTATGAGTGAAGAAGAGTCAGAGTTTGGAAAAGGTTTTATTTATAACCTTATTTTATTTGCAAAACATTGGTGGAAAAGGGTTGAGTATAGTCATGCAATGAGGAAAATTAATAACCCAGAAGAGGGCGCTTTAGAATTATGGTTCAATGGAGCTTCTGACCATTTGTACGAATTGGAAATTCCCGAAAAATTTAAAGGAACTGAAATTGAAGAGATAGCAAAATTTATTAGGGAAAAAGGGTTAGAATTTGGGCATGGCTTTAAAGAAAAACCAACTCAAAAGGATTTTGACGAAATTTTTGATAAACTTGAGAAACTTGCTATGCTCGTAGATAAAGAATTAGGTCTTGAAGATGTTGAAGCAGAATGGAAGTAAACATGGATACAAAATATAAGTTTGCTTATTCAATTAAAGATGGGTATCTTTTTAAAAAGGCAAAGAAGAGTAAACACTTCCTGGAAAGTCCTGAAGCGATTGCTGTTGACAAAGATGTTTTTAAGAAAGCAGTTAAGATGAGCCATATAATAGGAGTTAAGGTTTATGAGGTAGAGCATGGGGTTACCTATATAGCGTCGTTGGAAAACTTTATAATAAATTCAATTCTCATAGATAGGGGCTTTGGTGAGCAATATGCACTTCCCCTGGAATATTGGGAGAAAGAAGGAAAAGGGTTTGTAAAAGATAGGTTATTATGAGGAAAAGGGATGTATTCTAAGTTGTTCAGAAAAAAGAAAAAAGTCGCTATTATAAAGGCAAAGAAATTTAATTATCCTTTTGAGGATTATACGAGGAAGTTTAAAGCGAGAGAAACGAGGAGGTTAAGATGGAGTTAGGGACAATTGTATGGACAAGGAGTATTAACGAAAGAGTTGCAAGAGATTTAAAATTTGCTGAATTTGTGGCAGCAAGTTTTAAAAGGTATTGCAAAGGAGACTTTGGAGAGTTATGCGATGAAGACAAAAAGGAAAATGAATTGGCTTTGAAAGAAGGATATAGGATACTTGCAAGTTACAAGTATGGTAAGGAAAAAATATGGATAATAACCGAAGCCGATAGGAGTGTAACGACGATTTTATTCCCCGAGGATTATTAAGATGTATAAGTACGAAGAATTATTAAGGCGATGGAAGAAGTGGACAGAGAAGAAGCAATACCTTGAAAGTTTTAGGTTTTTAAACTCAATATCAGAAAAAAGGCGGTTGGCAAAAGTAACAACTTGTAATAAAAGGCTTGATGAAATAAATAAGGAGTTAGGAAGATAGAAAAATGAACGACGAAAGAACAATAGAAGAGATGTTAGAATCATTGCCCGCATCAATCGAAATTAGAGATGGTGAGGTATATGATGGAACTTACACTTTGGTAGTAAGAAAAAAAGAAGGTTGGTTAATTACTTATTAAGGTCCACATTTTACCTTTAAAATTAGCCAAGATAAGGAATTCAAAAAAGCACTTAAAGGAATAATAAACTTTCTTTCAGGGAATTAATAGGAGGATAAAAAGAATGGAAAATAATGATTATGAAGAGTTAAGAGAAATACTTTTAGGAGTATTAAAAGTAGTAAACGAGTTAACCGTTAAAGTTGCACAACTTGAAGAGAATATGAAAAAGATTGGGTTCTACGAGATTAAGAGTAGTGATGAAATTATTAAAGGCTTAAATAAAAAAATTGTTAATAAGGTCCAAAGTAAAGAAGGGGAGGAAATACAAAGATGGATAAAAAAGTAACCTTAAAGGAATTTTTTGAAGGAACAATGCCTACATGGTTTTCCAAAGCTTTTTACGAAGTTTATAGTATTTGGTGCGATGGAGAGGTTATTGCTCAAATTGTTAACTGTAGATGTAAAGACACTTTTAAAACAGAATATTTCAAGCAAGACAAGGAGATGAAATATGAGTAAACAACTCTGGGAAGAAAGCGATGAACTTCCTTCTGGAACTTTATTCTATGGTGGTATAGATAGGGGAATGTGTACACAACTTACACACCTTGAGAGAGGAGTTATGAATTTTTCAACTGGCAAGAGAGAAGATGTTCATCAATATATTACATTTTCAATTAAGTCTATTAAGCAACTTATTAAAAAGTTAAAAGAAGCAGAGAAGGAGGCGAAAAAATGATTATAGACGGAAATGTATTGCGTTTTTTAGAACAACATTCTGCTTTAATTTATTATTTGTTTGAAGTTTTTCACGAAATTGATAAATACTTTCCTGATGCACCGATTGAACTTTCTATTTTAGAAGAGTATGGTGGTATACCAGAAAAACTTGAAGTTGGGATTATAACGATTATGCCACCAGAAAAAGCACTCGAAATTCTTAATAAGTTTCGAAATGATTGGTATTTGGCTCATTATGAAGACTTAATAGTCATAAATTTAAAATGGAGATGAAATGAGAGAAATAACTAAATCAAGACTTCGGGAAATAAACTATAAACTCTGGAGCTCAATAGTTCGAAATCGCTGCGAATCTGTGTGTGCTAAATGCTATCTTGATAATTTAGCGAAAGGAATGACTCCAGAAGAAGCAAAGGAAAAAGCAACTAAACATGTGGATGCACATCATATTTTTGAAAAGGGTATGAACCATAGTTTAATGTTTGACCTTGATAACGGTATTTGCTTATGTTTTTACCACCATAAATATTGGATACACTCCATAGCAATACCAGAAAAAGACCGAGAAGACTTTATCATTAAAGTGATAGGTAAGGAAAAATATGAAGAGTTAGAGGCGAAATCAAAGCAAATTGTTAAAACTAATTTGGAATTCTATGTAGAGAATTTCCGAAGGCTTTATGATATCGCAATGGCAGAAAACTTAAGACCGTGGGAGATAGTTCCAAAGTATATAGTAAAATTATATGAGGAGGTGAAAGGTTGAGAAAATTTTTTATAACCTTGGGTATTTTAATAGGATGTCTTTGGCTTTTGGCAGCAAGCGGGGTAATGATTTGGGATTTATATCGCATTACAATCTCGTGGAAAATAAAAATAAATATTATAGTAGATTTTATTTCCATAATTGTTTGTATTTTGTTTGCAGTTATATTGTTTATAGTATTCAAAGAGGAAGTGAAAGAATGAATCGAAGGGAATATTTTAAGTTGTGCGAGGATATAACAAAATATCTTACTCAAAGGCCCTTTCGGAACAGAACTTTAAGAGAGTTTTTGAAGGTTAATGAGATATTTTCTTTTTCTTATGGATTTAACAGTTGGAAAATAGAATTTGAACCTCGTATCAAAAGTACCTTAAGGAGGCAAAGAATGAAAACAATTATAGCAGTTAAAGTCAAGGATGGCTGGCTTGTAGAAATCAAAGAAACAAGGCATTTATATTCAAAAGATGATGTCCTAAAATTAATTAGACAAAACAATTTGGAAGTCCGCAAGGAAAGTTCCAATGATGAAAAAATTATTGCGGATTAATAAGGTTAGGGATGAGACCAAAAGGTAAGTATTTAGAAATTGCCAGAGCAGTTGGAAGTGCAAAGCAATTCTTTAAGGGACCAAACAAAGTAAATAAAAGTATAAAGGCACAAGTCAGAGTGCTTGGTTGTATGGTTAAAAATAACCTTAAGGAAACTGATGGGAAGTTTGTTGGTATTGTTGATGAAGCTGAAAAAGAATTTGAAGAATACCTCAAAGATAATTTGCATTCAAACAAGTTTCATAAAGATACAGGAAAGCAAGTAACTTATTTGTTAGTGAGAGTGTTTTATGACAAAGTTATTGATAAAATTAGCTATGCTATAAGCCTTGAAGAACCTAATTTTGACATGGGGAAGTTTAGAAGACAGTGTGAAACTGCTGATTGGCACAGGTATTGTTTAGATAAGAAAGTTTAGTTTTCGATTTTATTTGAAAATATTTGGTTTTTTGTTATACTAAAAATAGGTAAGATTTACTCTTCATCTTGCCCTCCTTTATTTCCTGGGAGGTAGGAATAGAACCCTGCCTCCTTGAGTGTGTAAGATGGGAGAATGTAAATTATGCAAGGCGAAAAATGTATTGAAAAGAATAAAATATAATTTGACTCAAGAATGGGGAGTATTGTATTTACTGTAAAGTAATACAAGTTGGTTTTAGGAAAGTATGCGGAAGCTCTCCATAGATGGGATGGAAGCTCTTGCGATATCAAGAGCGGGATACAGGGCGCAAATGGGGAAAGCCCTGTGAAAGAAGGAAGGCTCGGAGTTTGCTCCTCCTTTACTCCGAGCCCAACTATAAGAGAGTTAGCATGATAACCGAGGAACTTCAATCATCCTTTGTCCTTGGTTATTACAAAATTTTAGGATAGGAGATGAGAAATGGAAGTTAAGAAGATTGAAGGCTGGGATAAGATTAATTATCCTACACCGATGTTTGTAAGAATGTCAATTGTTTACGCCGTGGCACTTGTTTTAAGTAATGTCATTGCAGTTAAAATTTGGCACATTGGAAACTACATTTTCTTGCCAGCAGCAGTTATTCTTTTTCCAATTGTTTATATTGTTTCTGATGTGATGACAGAAGTCTATGGTATGAAATTATCCTTACTGGCTATTCGTATGAATGTAGTTGTAAATGTCTTGCTTGTCTTTGTAACTTGGTTAGCAACAAAACTACCTCCAGCAATATTTAGTCAAAATATGCAAGTTGGTTTTCAAACAATATTTCATTGGACTTGGAGAATAGTAGTTGCATCCATGATAGGTTATTATTTAGGGGACTGGTCTAATAGTGCAGTAATTTCAAGAATGAAGGTTTTACAGAAAGGTAAAAATTTTCCTTGGAGAGCTTGGGTTTCAACCGTAGTGGGTGAAGGTATTGATACACTTTGTTTTATAACAATAGCGTTTGCAGGGACGATGCCTTTGAAAGCTCTTCTAACTATGATTTTAGCGCAGTATTTGTTTAAGATTAGTTATGAGGCAGTATGCCTTCCTATAACAACAAGAGTTACAAGGTGGTGGAAGAAAAAAGAATCATTTGAAGTGTATGATTATACAGATGACCTTATAAAAACTTATAGACCGCTTTAGGAGGTAATTATGGAGTATGTTTCAAAGATTGAGGAGATGTCCGATGCAGAGTTAGAAAAAAGAATAAAAGACACTCTGGCAGTTAAATTAAAAGCTATTAAGGTTATACCTTTCATAGCAGTCGAGAAACCTACGATTGAATATGTTTACCCAGAATTAATAGCAAGATGTCCAATGACAGGTATAAAGGACCTTTATAAAGTAAAAATTAAATTTATCCCTAATGGAAAGATACCAGAACTTAAAAGTTTAAAATACTATTTTATGGCTTATGAAGAAATTCCAATTTCACACGAATACTTAACTGTAAAGATTTATGAAGATTTCCAGAATACCATTCAACCACATAAGTTAGCAGTTGTATTGTTTGTAGCTACTCGTGGAGAAATTATAACTACAGTTGAATATGGAGACAAAGAGCTTCTCGATTTTGGAAGGGCAAAACAAGATGAGGATTTTGGAAGATAGATTATGAAGTTGTATTTTGTAGTTAATGAGGCAAGCTTTAAATTTTTCCGTAATTCTGAGATTAAAAGATTTTTGATTTGCTATTATTACTCTAAAGATATTTACCTTAAACATCTTTTTAGGGGTTTTAAACTTGATGACTTATTTTTGGATTCGGGTGGATTTGAGGCATTGAAAAATGGAGCAAAAATAGATGTTAAGCAGTATGTGCAGTATGTTAAAAGAAACTCTGATATGTTAACTGTGTATGCTAATCTTGATTCAGAGGACATTGGAGAAAGTGCGGGAAACCTGGAATTTATGGAACAAGAAGGATTAAAACCTATTCCAGTTTGGCACGCCACAGAACCCATAGACCTATTTGAAAAGATGTCCGAAAAGTATCCGTATGTTGCAGTTGGTGGAGTAGAATACGGGGCAAATAAAGAGATTACTGAAAGAATTACAAGAGAGATATTCCCTATTGCGGAAAGAAATAAAACTAAAATTCATTCTTTTGGTATGACCTTTGTACATTTGTTAAGAGATTATCCCTTTTACTCTGCTGATTCATCAACTTGGACAGCTGGCATGAGATATGGGACAGTCTTTAACTTTGATAACAGGAAGAACTTAATTGGTAAAGTCTGGAGGGACGATAAACATTTCTTAGTTCAGGCATTCAATAAAGCAAAAGAAGTGGGATTGGATATAAATGAATCTTTGTTTATGAAAGGAGATGGACGGGAAATTACGAAATGGAATGTTTATATATGGAAACTCTTATCAGATGAATTGGAGCAGAAAAATGATACATACTGGGAAGAAGAAAATAGCCGAGAAGCCGAACTGAAAATTTCGAAAAGTCCAGGGGATAGACTTCCACCAGAAACGAAAGGCAAGATAGCAGAAATAGTTAAAGACCCTCAAATAGAAGCAAAACGATTAGCGAGGTTAAGAGAAAGCTTAACAGACTTTAGAACAGGAAAGTATGCCACGAATTTACCTTATTATTGTAATAATTGCTATGTAAAAGACAAGTGTCCTTTCTATCAAGCACCCAAGAATCCAGACGATAAGGTATTATGTGCATTACGAGATGAATTTAAGAAATGGTTTTCACCTAAAGATTTTGATTACAGAGAAGAAGAAATTGTAAACCAGACTCGAAGTCGTATAATCAATATTCTATTACAAAGAGCGGCATTCAACTTATGGGCTGAACTTCTCGATGGGGGAATTCAAGATAAAGCTCTAACAAGTTTATTGAATGGGATAGTGGATAGGTTGGAGAGAAAAGTCCCACTTATCCAACAGGTAAATGAAGGCAGTGGAGATATAATTATGGTTCCTGCTGAAGAAGTGAAGAAATTGGCAGAGAAGCTTTCAAATAAGGTGAAAGATGATTGAATTATACGACGCACTGGATTTTATTAAAAAAGAAAAACACAGTAGTAGTGTAATGATGTTTACAGGTGTTTTTGAAAAGGTTAAAGAAGCCTACGAACAAAACAAAAGGCATATTTGGATTGAAGGTGGAACTTCTGCGAGCAAGACCTGGAGTATTTTACAATTCCTTATTTATATAGCAAGGACAGCAAAGTCTCCGTTACTTATTTCAATTGTCTCTGAAAGTTATCCTCATCTTAGACGAGGCGCAATGAGGGACTTTTTTAGGATTTTAAATGAATCACAGGATAATAACCCAAGATTTAATAAATCAGACCATATTTATAATTTTGGGAATGGTAAGGTTGAATTCTTCTCGGCAGACCAGCCAGACAAATTAAGAGGTGCAAGAAGAGATATTCTTTTTATAAATGAGGTTAATAATATTTCTTATGATTCTTTTAGAGAGTTGGATTCACGAACGAGGCTTTGCACCATTTGCGACTGGAACCCTGTAGGTGAATTCTTTTTCCATACTAATAGATTGAAAGATAGACCTGACAGTTACTATATTCATGCAACTTATAGAGATGCTTTAAATGTAGTGCCTCCAGAAGTTATAGATAACATTTTGGCAACAGGAGAGGATGACCCGAATTGGAAGCATATTTACATAGATGGGCTTTTAGGAAAAGTTGAAGGGCTTGTATATCCACACTTTGAAATAGTTAAAGAATTACCTCAAGGAGATTATTTCTATGGGCTTGATTTTGGGTATTCAAATGACCCGACCGTTCTTGTAAAAGAAGTACTTATTGGAGATTCTTTGTATATGCAAGAACTTATCTATGAAACAGGACTTACAAATCAGAAGATTGGTGAGAAGATGGAAGAGCTTGGAGTCAGAAAACACTATGATGAAATATTTGCAGATTCAGCAGAACCGAAATCTATTGAAGAAATTAGTTTAATGGGTTTTAATATCAAAGGCGTTGAAAAAGGACCTGGAAGTGTCGAATATAGGCGTCAGAAGAGAAGGCAGTATAAACAATATTGGACAGAAGATTCAATTAATTGTATTAAAGAACAACGAAATTTTAGATACATAGAAGACAAGGATGGAAAGTTAACCGAGAAAACTACTCATGTTTGGAGTCATGGGATGGATGCAGTGGATTATGGTTTAATGGGGAAACTGGGAATTAGAAACCTGATATTGGCTCCCGAAGGAGTAGATAAAGAAAGCACTTGGAGGCGATATGGATAATAAAATTGACGAGAACACTTTCCTTGAGTTAGGTGTTACAGGTCTTTCAAGGTGGGGAGGGACAGTAAATGAAGAATTCTTACCTGAATTACAGGGTAGGAAAGCAATTCAAGTTTACAGGGAGATGTCCAACAATGACCCAATTATCGGGGCAATCTTATTTGCAATCAAAATGTTATGCAGGCAGGTTGTTTGGCGAGTAGAGTTAGGAGGAGATACTGACGAGGATAAAAAGGCAAAAGATTTTTTAGAAAGTTGTATGAACGATATGTCTACAAGCTGGGAAGATACAATAAGCGAAATCCTTTCTATGCTTACTTATGGCTTTTCTTATCATGAAATAGTTTATAAGCTAAGATTAGGAGACCAAGATGATTCGTCTAAAAAGAGTAAGTATAATGATGGTTTAATTGGTTGGAGAAAGCTTTCTATTCGTTCACAAGAAACACTTTATGAATGGGTATTTGATACTGCTGGCGGTATTCAAGGGATGAAGCAAATTGCACCACCTGATTATAGGGTTTGTTTTATACCAATAGAAAAAGCTTTGTTATTCCGAACGGAAGTAACAAAAGGGAATCCAGAAGGAAGGTCAATTTTAAGGAATGCTTATAGACCTTGGCATATGAAAAAGAGCATTGAAGATATTGAAGGCATAGGGATTGAAAGAGATTTAGCAGGTTTACCCGTTGCATGGGTTCCACCTGAAGTGTCATCTCCATCAACTGATGAAGGAAGAACGGCCCTTGAAAAGTTTAAAACTCTCGTCACTAAAGTAAGGAGAGACCAGCAAGAAGGAATTATTATGCCTCTTGACTACGATGAGAGAGGGAATAAAAGGTATGATTTTACCCTTTTAAGTTCGTCTGGTCGGCAGTTTGATGTTGATAAAGTAATCAACCGGTATAATCAACAAATAGCGCAAACTGTGTTAGCAGATTTTATTATGTTAGGAACTGAGAAAGTTGGAAGTTATGCGTTATCAAGCAATAAGACTCATATCTTTGCGCTTGCAATTGGAGCTTTCCTTGATGAGATAGAAGGAGTTTTAAACACTCATGCAGTCCCGAGGTTGTTTAAGTTAAATCCTTTCAATGTCGAAGAATTTCCTAAAATAAAGCATGGAGAGGTAGAATCAGTCGATTTAACTGAACTTGGAGACTTTATCAGTAAATTAGCATCAGCTGGTATGCCGCTATTTCCTAATGCAGACCTTGAAGAATATTTACTAAAGGTTGCGAATTTGCCAGGGGCGAATAAATGACATTCGTTACTTCAAAGCCTAAGTTTACAATCAAAGCAAATCCAAACGCTATTTTAAGAATAGCAGATAGTAAATTACCTAAACTACAGAAGATTTTGTATCAGAATTTGAAGAGTTTAAAAGACAGTGTTTCGGTTTCTGATTTGGCAAAAGCAATTGAAAATGATGATTTATCGGGAGCAGAAAACCTAATTGGAAGTATTGATATTAAGTCTATAGAGGATATATTTAAAGAAATCTTTGAAGCAAGTGGGAATGTTGCTATGAAATCCATTATTCGAAAGCAAGCAGTGGGAATAAGTTTTGATTTATTGAACCCGAGAGCTATTGCTTTTATAAAGAAACATACTGCAGAATTGGTAACTAATGTGTCTGATGAAAACAAGCAAGCAATAAGAGCTATTATTCAAAGAGCATTTGAAGAAGGAGGTCATCCTATGATTCAAGCTAAGAGAATAATCAATTATATAGGGCTTACTGAGAAGCAAGCGAATGCAGTCGAGAATTTTTATCAGAGACAAATCAATCAAGGTGTAAAACAATCTATAGCTGAATCTCAAACCGAAAAATATGCTGATAGGCTTTTACAATATAGAGCACAAACAATTGCACAGACAGAAACTATGAGGGCAAGCAATGAAGGTGAAAGAGAAGGTTGGAGGCAAGAGGTGGACGCAGGAGTAATAAATGAAAATGAATGGGAAAGAGAGTCAGTTGCTACAGATGATGAATACACTTGCGAATTTTGTTTAGATATGGATGGTAAGCGGGCTCCAATCAATGGGACTTATCCTGGAGGAGTAGAGGGTCCACCATACCATCCAAATTGCAGGTGTACTGAAATACTTGTTGAGAGGGAAAAATGAGCGATTTATCAAGAGAGTATTTAGAAACATTATTAGAAAAAGCGAAAGAGTATTTACCTTCTTGGCTTATGGAACAGATACGCACTGCAAGCATTCCTGCTTCAGGAGGTAAATCAAAGGGCAGGGAGTATGAACCTACTTTACTTGAAAAGATGGCTTTAGCAGATATGAAGCCAAGTAAACTTAAAAATGTTTCTGATTCAGAGCTTAGGGAAGCTTGGTTGCGGTTGAACCAGTGGTATGGAACTGCAAAGAAAAATAAGCGTGCAGTAGAAGATTTTGTAAATGCGGCTGTTTATGTAATGGATGAATTTGACAATCGGGGCTTTGAATATGATAAAAACCTGGATTTAGTTAAAGAAGCAGAGAAGCTCCGTGAAGTCCAGAAGTCAGAAGGGATTTTAAGTAAGTTAAAGGACCTTCCAGATGAAGTTGTTGTTATTCCAAATTTTGTAGATATAGTTGGTTCAGTAGCTATGGGAAAAGAAAATCCTAACGATATAGATGTATTATTTAGAGGAGATAGGGATTGGGATAGTGGAGGTAGAAATTACCTTATTCAAGCCGATAATGTTTGGTTGCCTATTAGGAAAGTTTTAGACCCAGAGAAAAAAGGAATTCTGCATTTCATAGATTCGCCTCAAGGGAGTCATGCCGATTTTATACCTTGTTATTCACTTGTATTGAGAAAAGAAAATTTGAAACGACAAGTAGTAAAAGCGGTTTTAGAGCCTATTACCCATTATGAGCCAACAAAACCTTTGATGGCAGGTTATACTGATTTTTTTTCTGCTGATGAGCTTTGGAAAGATTGGGGAAGCAAGCAAGATTGCCCGATGTATATTTCGCCTAAGATAGATGGTTTTAGGACGATTATTCAAAAGAAAGGCAGTAAAGTAAGTATTTGGTTTGAAGATTCAAAAGAAGAGAGAGCCGATAAGCTTCCCAGTTTGGTTAAAGCATTAGAAGGGCAACCTGATTTAATTATTGAAGGCGAGTTAGTAGTCCGTCAAGGCAAGAAATATGTTGCCCGTCCTCAAGTGCTTTCATTCTTGGCTGGCAAGATAGTTGGCATACCGGAAGTTTATTTGTATGATTTATTGTATTTAGATAAAGATGTTCATACCCAACCGTTTTCTGAACGATTTGAGATGCTTAAAAATCTTGATTTAAAAGGCGGATTTTTTATCTTACCGCAAGAGGAAGTAGATAATCAAAAAGATTTCTTGGATACAGCTAAGAAGATGGCATCATGGAGAAGCGATATACCTCTTGAAGGGGTAGTAGCAAGAAGGGCAGATATGCCTTATACTTTTGGAGCAACGAATGATTATGCTAAATTCAAATTCTGGGTAGAGTTAAAAGTCAAAGTTTTGAAGGTGGTTAAAGTTGGAAATGGTTACACTTACGATTGTGCTTTAAGAAGTAATGATTCAAGAAGCGATATTCCATTGGGTAGCACCTTTGTAAGCAAAGATAAATTAGCTAATGAAGGGGATACATTGAATGTTCATATTGAAGAGCTTATTTTATACCCGGATGGTTCAGTAGCTTGGGGCAAACCTTATCCTGAAGGACCTGATAAAAGCCGCCCTGCTTATATAGTAAGCCAAGCAATCGATATGGCAAAGCGAGGACATTGCCTTAAAGAAGTCACTCAAAAAGGAGTGCCAAGTTCGGGAGAAGGTAAAGTAGTTTTTGTTGGCGCTTCGCCAGATAGGTGGGAGCAGGCAAGAGGAAAGCCTTTCATAGGACCTTCTGGAGAAACTTTTAATGAATTATATTTAAAACCTCTTGGACTTACTCGGAAAGATGTATTTCTAACTAATGCAGTGCCTTTGTATTTAAGTTCTGATGGTCAAGCAAGAGAACCGAGTAGTGAAGAAATCCAGGAATGGCATGATTGGTTAAAGAATGAATTAGACCGAGTCAATCCTCAAGTGGTTATTGCTTTAGGGCAAAATACTAAACAAACATTAGGAGAATTAGCAGATTTTGTGTTGCCACATCCAGCTTTAGTTAGGCGAATTGAGAAGAGCGAAGAATTAACAAGGAAGTTGAAACAAATTAAGTTAGCGTTAAGTCAGGTTAAAAAATTAGAAGAAGTTGAAACTCGAGGAAATGCGGCTGAAAACTTTTGGAGTGAAAACTGGTATAAGATGTTTCCACCTTCTGGAAAAGGGAGATTTGTTTATCAACACCATTGGAGAGGTTTAAGTGAAGAAGAAACTAAACTTGACGAGAAAGAGCTTTTAAAAACTGACCATAGCGTTCATGGAGATTTGAGATTTGAAGATGGTGACGAACTTTGGGGCTTTACAGTATTTCTTGGAACTACTGAAGATGTTAGGAAAGCAGGTGGAGATAGGTTAAGTAGTTTAAAGCCTAATGATAATTTGCAGGGCTCATTTAAGCTTGGAGAACCGAAAGAGTGGTTGGATGTTGGTATTAAAAAACCTTATATTAGCGAGCCAGGGCAAGTAGGTGCTACAAGTGAAAAATATTCTAAATTCTTTGCAGTTGATTATGGGACTTATGAAATGGGGGTATGGAGAGAGCACATGTTCGAAGTCTTTCTTAATGGGCAAAAATTAAAAGGCAGGTTTATAATAGAATTTGCTCCAGTAGGAGGACACAGGATTTGGTTAATAGATAAGCCTACAGACCAAACTCCATATGCAGAATCTCATAATATTGATGATGTTATGAAAGAGTTAAAAACCAAAAAGCAGAAATATCTTATTTGGTGCAAACCTGGCGAGAAACCGAAATTAAATGTTTTGAAAATTGACAAAGAAATTTTTTGTGATATAATTAAAGCTGATAATGAGAAGCAAATAGTTGAAGGAATAGTATTAGAGCCTGATACTCTTGATACTCAAGGCGATACTATTACTGCTGATGAAATAGAGAAAGCAGCGCATAGGTTCTTGGTTAAGTCAAGAGTAGTAGGAGATAGTCACAAGAAAGTAGCTGGTGCAGAAGTAGTAGAAAGCTACATCGTTCCCGATGACATTCAATTGGGGAATCAAAAAGTTAAAAAGGGTAGTTGGGTTATTGGAGTGCATGTCACAGATGATAAATTGTGGGATGCAATTAAAAATGGTGAATACACTGGTTTTAGTGTAGGAGGTTTTGCTATTCGTGAGTAGATTAGAAGATTTGGATGTTGCAGAGGTAAGTTTAGTACCTCGTGCAGCGAATAAAAGAAAGTTTTTAATTTTAAAATCTGAGGAGGTTAGTATGGATGAAATTTTAAAAGGGATATTAGAAACTGACTTAGAGAATAAGGACAAGGTAGAAAAAGTCCTGAAAGATTCGGGACTTTCCGAAGAAGCGGCTAATGCTGTTAGGGCTGCTTTGAAAATCCTTGTTTCCTATAAAGATGAATTACCTAAAGACATTTTAGCGACTTTAGGAGAATTAGCAGGTTATGGTTACCCTGCACCAGGTTATGGGTATCCAACTCAAAAAGCTAAAGAGGAAAACAAGGCTGAAGAAGATAAGAAGAAGTATGGCTATCCTGCCCCAACAAAAAAGTCAGACGGTTCATACGACTTTTCTAATGTTCCTGAAGAAGTTAGACCTGCAATAGAAACTCTTTGGAAAGAGCACGATGTTGCAGTTAAGAAAGCTGCAGAGTTAGAAAAAGCTTTACAGGAAGAGAAGGATAAAGTGGCACGCAAAGAATTTATTGCTAAAGCCGCTGAATTTGATAACCTTTCAATAAAACCTGAAGAATTCGGTTTAGTATTGAAGGCAGTTGCCGAAAAAAGCCCTGAAGATTATGCAAAGCTTGAAGCTGTCCTCAAAGCTGCCAATGAATCAATCAAACAAAGTAAAATCTTTAGCGAAATTGGTTCAAGTAGAGTTAGTGGAGGAACGGCTATGAGCAAAATTGAAGCTATAGCAAAAACATATATTGAGAAGGATGCAAAGGTAACAAAAGAGCAAGCAATTCAAAAAGTCCTTGTTGAGCATCCCGAACTCTACGAAGAGTATTTAAAAGAGGTGAGTTAAGATGGCACATGAAATTCCAGTTGAAATGTTAACTTTTACCGCTGGAGCAGATTTATCGGCAAATCAGTATTATGCTGTTAAAGTAGATTCCAGTGGAAATGTGGTGCTTGCAGGTGCTGGAGAAAATGCTATTGGAATTATACAGAATAAGCCTACTTCTGGGCAAGCCGCAAGCGTTATGGTTCTTGGTGAATCAAAAGCTGTTTACGGAGCTTCAGTTACTGCAGGCGGAAATTTGTCTGTAAATGCTAATGGTAAATTGATTCCAACATCTGGAAATGCCGCTGTTATTGGTGTAGCATTGGAAAGTGGAAGTGCTGATGAAACAAGGAGTGTATTACTGATTACCAGGACTTCGGCTGGAGCAAATCAACACTCAGTTTTGTCAATTCCAATTATACTATCCAAGATAACTGGCGCTGTCGATGTAGTAACCAATTATGTTCCTGGTTTTGCAGGAACAATTAACAAAGTTAGTTTTGTAGTTACTGACCCAGCGACTACAGCCTCAAAAGCAGTTACACTTAATTTGAAAATTAACACAACCGACCTTACAGGCGGAGTAGTTTCTTTGACAAGTGCAAACTGCACTCCATTGGGCAAAGTAATAGATGGAACAACGGTTACTGGGAATAATGTATTTGGTGCGACTGATTCCATTAGCGTAAAAGCGAGTAGCGTTACAGCCTTTGCTGAAGGTCAAGGCGTCTTACTCATTGTTTTAGGATAGGGGGTGTAATATGCCAAATCCAACAATTAGTGATGTCCATGTAAACATACCATTGACGAATATATCTATTGCTTATATTCAAGCAGTAACAGGTTTTGTTGCAGACCAAGTATTTCCTAATGTCCCCGTGTTAAAACAGAGCGATAGATACTTTAAGTATTTG